ATTAGAGCGTAAGGACTACGCCTACAAATGTTCTGACGCTCCTATCAATGCTCATTGCAACAAGGAGTTATGCCGAACACGAAAGTTTGGGGTTGGGGCAGCTGTGCAGGGAGCAACGGTTGCAAACCTACGCAAATATAATTCAACGCCTCCTGTGTGGTTTATGGACGTTAACGGGGAACCGCTTGAACTTGATACGGACGCCTTATTAAGTCAGCCCGTCTTTCAACGCGCCTGCATGGAGCAGTTGAACTTCATGCCCCGCTCCGTTGCCAAGAACCAATGGGAGGGCCGTATATCGGCGTTGCTTTCGGAAATGCGTGAAAACGAATCAGCCATTGTTGAGGTTGCCGTTGATGCAAGTACAAGCGGACAGTTTTATGATTACTTGGAAGAGTTTTGCCGTCATCTGCAACAAGCGCAGGACAAAGAAGAGATCCTGCTTCGTCGCCCATGGACCTGCGAAGACAGCAACCTGACGTATTTTCGATTACGAGATTTTGAGGGCTTCTTAAAGAAGAACAAATTCTTTGAATATAAGAGCCACAAGATAGCGCAAAGACTGCGCGATATAAACGGGGAGAGTGTCGTTTTAAAAATTAAAGGAAGGGCGGTGCGGGTTTGGTCTATTCCTGCTTTTGAAAATGCAGATGTAGACCTTTCTCCACCCGACTTTGGTAAAGAACAGGAGATACCATTTTAATGTTAAAAGCAGATGGATTTGATGATGCCGTGATTGGCATTGGACAGAGGTGCGGGCAGGAGGACATAATTGTTTACGACGCACAGAAATGCATAAAAATCATGGTAGAAAGAGACGGGATTGAATTTGAGGAAGCCAGAGAGTTTTTCGAGTTTAATACTTTGGGAGCATGGGTTGGAGAAACAACCCCAATTTTTGTCTGGAAGAGAACAATGGAGGAAATAGACGATGAGCAACGAGTCGAGTAGAAACTACGATATCTATGTAAAGAGGACGCGCTTTGGGATGACTCTCAGAGCCATTGGTGAAGAGTATAATATGTCTCGACAATGTGTCCATACCATCGTCAAACGATTAAAAAACAAAGGCTATGAAAACGTTTTAAATAATAAGACCCCCGAAGTTATGAGTGATCTTATGCTTTCCAAACGTTTGATTACGTTTCTTAAACGAAAAGATTATTATGATTTACCGATTGATGAGTTTCTCTCTACCGTTACAAAGGCAGAATTGTCTACCTGTCGTAATCTAAGTATTAAATCTCTTTTAGAATTAATAGAGGCGTTGTCTTTTAAAGGTCAAAAAATTAAATTTTTAAAGGATATCGTAGAAAGATGGAAAAGAAACTATACTCATGTTTAGAATATTTGGACCACCGGGGACGGGCAAAACAACAACGCTGTTAAACATGGTGGACGACGCCTTGGAAAGGGGCGTTCCGTCCAACACCATAGCTTTCCTTGCCTTTACTAGGAAGGCAGCCAACGAAGCCAAAGAACGTGCGGTCGAGCGGTTTAAGCTTGATCCAAAGAATGACCTTCCTTACTTTCGCACCCTGCATAGTCTTGCTTTGCAAATGTCGGACATACAAAAAGACCAGATTATGCAACCCGAAAACTACAAAGAATTATCTCACTCCATGGGTGTTGCCTTGCAGACCCAGACAAAAACAGATTTTTCAGAAGATATAACAGACCTTTCATCAAACAGCGATCCAATCTTAGGTTTGATTAACCTTGCCCGTCTTCGGAAAGTGGATTTACGGGAGCAATATAACGAAAGCCGTATTGAATACGATTGGAATACCGTCAACTATGTAGACAAATGCCTCAAAGAATATAAAAAATCGTACCGTCTTTTTGATTTTACGGATATGCTTGATGCGTTTATACAAAATGCTGAAGAGAACTGTCCCCGCTTTTCGCTGACCTTTTTGGACGAAGCGCAGGACTTGTCTCCGTTACAGTGGGACATTGCCCACATATTGGACGCCAAATCACAAAAGATGTACGCAGCCGGCGATGACGATCAAGCCATATACCGTTGGGCAGGCGCCGACGTTGACGCTTTTATAAATCTGGACGGGTCGAGCGAAACCCTGTCTCAGTCCCACCGTGTACCCAAAGCCATACATTTTCTAGCGGAAAAAGTTGCACGGCGTATACACCGCCGATTTCCAAAGAAGTACAAAGCGAGGGACACTCTGGGCGTGGTTTCACGCATAGATTCTGTTAATTCAATTACCATGGACGACGGCTCTTGGCTCATTATGTCTCAGGCAGGCTATACGCTTAATCCTGTCACAGCCGATTTAAGGGGTCTGGGCTATCTGTTTACTTATCGTGGGCATCGAAGCATATCTCAAAGCATTACCACCGCTGTAAACGGTTGGAACCGCCTTAGAGCAGGAGACGAAGTGTCTGGTGAAGTTGCGAAGAAGATTTACAGTTATATGTCGCTCAATACCCGCGTAAAGCGTGGCTTTAAAAAGCTCACGGGTGTACTGGACGATGAATTTATGACATTGTCGGTCTTGCAGGAAAGATGCGGTCTTTTAGCTACAGAAAATATGGAATGGTTTGACGCTATGGATAAACTGCCCGAACTGGACAGGGCCTACATTTTAAAATTATTACGCAAGGGCGAGGATTTTAATAAACCGCCCCGCATTACGGTATCCACGATCCACGGGGCAAAGGGAGGAGAAGCGGACAACGTTGTGTTGTTTACAGATTTATCTCCCGCAGCTGAAGAGGATATGAGGATAAACCCTGACGATATGCACAGGGTTTTTTACGTCGGAGTCACAAGAACTAAAGATAAATTATATATAGTTGACGCAGAACAGGCAGATAGGAGTTACGATTTATGAAACGAGCAGAAATTTTACAAAAAGCAGAAGAATTAGTAAACGGAGATCGTCACAAAGACTACGGAGATGCTTTATTAAACCATGAGCGTATTGCAGATGGTTGGAATTGCATTGTAAAGGGAGCCATGGCAAGTCATGGATATCTTACAGAAGGTCATGTTATTTTAATGATGGACTGGGTTAAAAGTGCCCGATTATTAAATACTATTGAACACCAAGATTCTTGGATTGATAAATGTGGGTACTCATCCCTTGGTGGAGAATTTACCTCCAAAGAAGAGGTAAAGTTATGAGAGTAATTATTGAATCTCCTTTCAAAGGAGATATTAAATACAATACAAAGTATGCCCAAAAGTGCTTGAAAGACAGCTTAGATCGGGGGGAAGCTCCCTTGGTCTTTCATTTGTTGTATACTCAGGTTTTGGACGAAGACAATGATAAGGGAAGATCGAAGGGATTAACAACCTCCTTTGAGTGGCATAAGTTTGCCGAACTTATTGCAGTTTATCAAGACTTTGGAATTTCCTATGGAATGCAATTGGCTATTAATCTTGCAAAAGTAAATGATATTCCCGTTGAGTATCGGAGGATTATGTAATGTCCCTACAAATGGCTATGTTTCCTCCGAAGTCGGAATGGGTTCCGCCTGCGGAACTTCCCCCACTTTGGGAGGCAAAAGAAATTGCAATTGACGTTGAAACAAAGGACCCGAACCTTAAAACCTTGGGACCGGGTTGGTCGCGATCCGACGGTCAAGTGGTGGGTTATGCTATCGCCACCGCCGATTGGTCTGGATACATCCCCATTCGTCACCTTGGTGGCGGAAATCTCGACGAGCGTATTGTTGATAAGTGGCTCAAAAGGGTTTTTGAATGCGACGCCGACAAGATTATGCACAATGCCCAGTACGATGCGGGTTGGATACGGCGCATGGGTTTTAAAATTAACGGACGTATTGTCGATACGATGGTGATTGCATCCCTGCTTGACGAGAATAGATTTAGTTACAGTCTTAACGCTTTATCTTACGATCATCTTAATAAAACCAAGTCAGAAAAGTCGCTTGTCGAGGCTGCCCGTGACTTTGGCGTCGATCCGAAAGCAGAGCTATGGAAACTTCCTGCCATGCACGTTGGTCCCTACGCTGAAACAGATGCGGTGCTTACGTTAGAGTTGTGGACATACTTCAAAACGTTACTGGGTAAAGAGGACCTCTGGCCTATTGCCAACTTGGAATTGGAGCTTCTGCCCTGCCTGATTGACATGACATGGACGGGTGTTCGTGTTGATATGGACGCCGTTGAAAAAACCAGAGTGGCGCTTATTAAAGAAGAAAAAGATGTGTTGTCTGAAATCAAACGTATGACCAACATGGAGGTTGAAATCTGGGCAGCCCAGTCTTTATCCAAAGCGTTCGATAAAATGAGCATAGCCTATCCCAAAACAGAAAAGGGACAGCCGTCCTTTACCAAGGGTTTTCTGGCGGAGCATGAAGACAAACTACCTCGTCTTATTGTGAAAGCCCGCAATCTTAATAAAACGCACGGCACGTTTATTAATACAATTATGCGCCATACAGGGCGGGACGGGCGTCTTCACAGTCACATTAATCAAATACGGTCGGACGACGGGGGACCCGTATCGGGTCGT